GTGTTACACCATCAATTGATAATGCACCGTTTGAACCAGCAGTTAAAGTACCTGCACCATTGTCGTATGTTGCTGATAAGTTAGCTGTTGTTGCTAATTGACAAGATTCTTTTACATCTAATCCGTTTACAACACCATCTACATATGCTTTGTTAGCTGCATCATTATCACCTGTTGGAGTTGCAAGATTAATAATCTTATTAGAATTGACATCAATATTACCTGTGCCATTTGCATCTAATATCAAATCGCCATTTGAATCAGTTGATGTTATTGTGTTGCCATCTACTGTAATGTTATCTACATCTAAAGAAGTGATACCATTTAAATCAGTTTGAGTTCCACCTAATGATACACTATCAGAACCAATTGTAACAGACGAATTTGTTAATTTAGCATTTGATACAGAACCATCTACTAATTGTGAAGCATTAATAGTTTTATTTGTCAAAGTATCTGTACTTGATGCTGTAATGTAAGCACCTAAGTCAGAAATATTTGACTCAGTAATTGTAATTGTGTTTGATGCACTATTAATAGTTTTGTTTGTAAGTGTTTCTGTTCCTGCTAATGTAGCAAATGAACCATCACTTAATGCTGTATTAAATTCAGCAGTAGTACCAGTTAAAGTACCTTCCGATAAATCTAATGTTAATGTGTTATTTGCACTATCAATTGTTTTATTTGTTAGTGTATCTGTTGAATCTTCAGTTACAACATTTGCATCTAAGTTAATTGAGATTGTGTCACCAGAAGCCGCTGTAGTAATACCAGAACCACCTGTAATTTTAAGTGTGTCTGTTGCTAAACTAATTGTAGCCGCTGTTGAACTTTCATCAACGATTGTTAATGTTGTTGAGATTGAAGCAGAACCAGCTGCTGTTAATCTACCTTGTTGGTCAACTGTGAAAGTTGGAATTGCTGTAGCAGAACCATAAGAACCTGGTGTAACTGCTGTGTCATCTAAGTCAATTGCAATACCATTATCAGATACAGTTGTTGTAATACCTGTATCACCTGAAATTGTAAGTGTTTCACCTGTATTAAATGTATCGTTTGTACCACTATCAGCAGCCAAAGTGAATGATGATGTTACTGTACCAAAAGAGAGATTACCTGAACCATCAGTTTTTAAAAACTGGCCAGTTGTACCATCGCCATCTGGAAGAACAAAAGTAGTATTGCTTGTAACTGCGTTAGGAGCTTTTAACGCAATATAATTTGCACCGTTATTTGTTCCTTCATTTAATTTTAATGTACCGCCTACAGTTGTCGAGTTACCTATATTGAGCGTATCAATTGCTAGGTTACTATCTACTGTTAATGCTGAACTTGCTGTTAAAGTACCATCTACATGGTCTAGTTTATCTACGAAATATTGACCACCTATTACTGTGATATTGTTTGCATAACCATCACCGCCGACACCACCTTCACCAATAAACAGTCTATCACCGTTATTGCCTTGGGTACCTGTTCCATAAGTATAAGCTAATTCACCGAGGTATAAGTCTGACGGAGCTGTTGTATTCGCACTTCTTTTAATTTGAATAATTGTTGACATTTATCTTAGCTCCTAAAAGTTTCCACCATTGAATATTAATGTACCTGTATTGGTCTCAATGGTCGTTTTTGTTACAAATTTTTCACTGCTTGCGTCATACTGTAACAAGGCTCCATCTTCCAATGTAGAAGCGTTAACATCCGATAAATTTCTCAAAGCACTAGCACTTGTTACTGAAATATTGGTGCTAGGAACTTGAACAGAAACCTGTTGGGGTCCTGCTGATGTTGTGGAGTTAATATTCGCTCTCACTCCACCAGTTTGATTAATAACTGCTTTAACCATTGATGGTTCCTCTCTCTTTTGTAATATTTATAACAAAACTATATTGAGGAATGAATTAATTATACTTTAGGATTTACTGTAATAATGCCTTCAATCACTCTTGTGACTGTACCGTTTGATGTTAAAGTGATATAAACATCATATACATAACGAGCTGGGGCATCTAAGGCTGTCGTTTGAGCAGCCGTAAGGGATAATGTAATAACACCGGTTGAAGTGTCATCTGCAATAGCTGTGGTAATTGTTGTAGATGAAGAAGACCCATAGGCATCCGCCATGGTTGCTGATGCTGTGTATCCCGCTAAATCAACGGCATTACCGTCTGAGTTAGTTACAGTTACATCTGAACTAAAATTAGCGCCTTGGTCTATTCTAAGATTTGCTACTGCTGCCATTGAATTGTTTTATACCTTCTGCAATTTTTTCATTGTAGTAATTTGTTAGTACATCAATTTTTTCCAATTCAATTTCATGTCGCACTTTAGATGTTTGTAATTCTTGTCTAGCCGCTATCGTGTTTCTTAACACTAACGGTAAAACATCTAAGTCATAATCTTTGCCGTCAATCGTAATTACATTCTTTGGTTGTTCACTCATAATAATCCTCAATAATTATAGTTTTTTGTTTTGTTTCTTAATTTCAGAAATCAATTTTGCTTTTGTTAATCGTCTGTCTAATTCAACACCGATTTTTCTGCCAAGTTTTTCAATCTCGGCCTTTGTCTTTTTCTCAACACCTTTTAAATCAAGTTTTTCAACTTTTTTTACTTGTTCTTTTGGAAAAAGAAAATTCTTAATTTTTTCAATGATATTCATTAATCACTCCTAGTTTTGATATTTGTATCTAATAACAACAAGGCCTGAACCTCCAGCACCTCCGGATATGCCTGTAGGAATAGGATTGTTTCCTGCACCTCCGCCGCCACCACCGGTATTTGCACTACCAGCAGAACCGTTTCCGCCTGGACCGCCGGCGCCACCGCCGCCTCCAGCTGCGCCACTACCACTTGTGCCTGATCCACTTCCACACCAACCTCTTGAACCGCCGCCACCGCCAGCCCTTGTAACAGGACTTCCTGTTATAGAAGTAGTAGCGCCTGAACCGCCTGGTCCTCCACCTGATGGTGAACTAGCTGTTCCTGCTGAAAAGGCACCTCCGCCACCTCCAGCATTTACTGGATGACCTGAATCTCCACCGTTATTACCTTGAGGTGGACTTACTGGAGGAGTATTACCTGTTCCAAAACCTCCTGTATTTCCTCCGTGAGCACCTCCGCCTGAACCTCCACTCCTCTGTGGAACACCACCACCACCGCCACCGGTAGATGTGATTGTACTGAATACTGAATTTGAACCTCTTGTACCATAATAACAAGTAGGATTTGTGCCTCCATTTCCTCCACCTCCTACGGTGACAGGATATGTTTGAGCTGAAACATCAATACCTGTTGTTGCGGCTATAGGTGTTGCTGTGTATGAATCTTGAGGAGATTTCCCTTCACGGTATCCTCCGCCTCCACCACCTTCACCTCTATCCCAAGTACCACCGCCGCCACCTGCGACAACAAGATATGAAACTTCGGTGGAACCACCTGGTATGCCACAATAAGTTTGACCTCCGTTTGACACAACAAATGTTGATGAGGATGTAAATGTGTGAATTTTATAATCACCTGATGTAGTGATTGTACCACCTGTAGCAGTTACATATTCTGGTGTAAAGAAATCAGTAACATTTGATTCATTTGTAAATAACCAACCTTTTGTTGCATCAACATAAACTAATACAACACTTGCTCTGTTTGTTGATAATAATGAGTTATTATCTTGTCCTTGTATTTTTGAACCATTACGACCAATCGTAACATTGTTTGTACCAAATGTACCAGCGTAATCTTTAATTGCAACAATGTCACCAATACTTGGTGAAGCTGGTAAAGTTGCGGTAATTGTACTTGAAGTTGTATTTACAAAGTACCCCTCTCCAACAACTGCTGTGAAATCTGATGTTTTAACTGATTGCCAACTAATTGCTTTTACATCAACTGAACCACCTAAAGAAACGGCCGAACCATTAATAGTAATTGTTGAGTTGGCCAATTTAGCATTTTCAATAGAACCTGCTAATTTAGCGTTTGTGATTGTACCGTCATTAATATCAGACGCAACAATCGTGCCGTCTTCTAACTTATCTGCATCAACGGAATCGTTTGCTAAACCTGATTTTGTTACTTTTGTTAGTGCCATTTGTTAATCTCTAATCTCTTTTTACTATTTATACTAATTGTCCTATTGATATTTGTATCTAATAACAACAATTCCTGAACCGCCTGCTCTACCACTATCTGGAGATGTTCCATTTCCGCCACCTCCTCCACCGCCAGTATTTGCACTTCCGGCTGTAGATGTATCTGAATCTGAACCTCCAGTTCCACCACCACCTGAGCCGCCTGAACCGCCGCCTCCTTCGAAGCCGCCTCCGCCGCCACCGCCAGCTCTTGTAATAGATGAACCTGTTATAGAAGTTGCTATTCCGTTACCACCGGCGCCGCCTGTTCTCGGAGGACTTGAACCATTACTACCTGTTGCATTAGCGCCTCCGCCACCAGCGCCTGCGTTTCCTGTTCCTGAACCTGAATTTCCGCCATTATTACCTTGTGATGGACTTACAGGTGGTGTATTACCTGTTCCTCCTGGACCTATTGTTGAAGGACCAGAACCGCCTCCTCCACCAGAACCGCCATTCTCACCTCTTTGTTTTGTAGCACAGTTCTGACCACCTCCTGCACCACCTCCGCCGCCGCCGGCAGATGTAATAGTTGAAAAGATTGAATTTGAACCAGGATTTCCTTTTGCACTTGCATTAGGAGCAGTTTGGTCTGCGCCGCCAGCACCTACTGTTACTGGATAAGTTGTTTCTGAAATAGTTAAACCAGAACCAGAATTTTTTGGTGAAGCTGTGTAAGATGGAGCAATATCTCTACCTTCTCTAAAACCTCCGGCACCACCTCCGCCACCTGAATCTTTAGAACCGCCACCACCGCCAGCGACAACTAGATACGAAACTGTATTAGGACCTCCTAATGGATTTAAAGAATTATTACCTAAAACTGATACTGCAAAACAGCCTGATGATGTGAATGTGTGAATTTTGTAATCACCGGATGTTGTTATTGTTCCACCTGTAGCTTGTGTATAACTAGCAATTTGCAAATCGGCCACATTATGTTCGTCTGTAAATAACCAACCTTTTGTAGCGTCAACATAAACTAAAACAACCGAAGCTCTTGTTGTTGTTAATAATAAATTTTCTGTAATACCTTGTAATTTATGGCCATTTCTATCTATTGTACAATTATTTGTTGCAAAAGTACCAGCATAATCTTTTAATGCAATCGTATCGCCGATTGTTGCACTTGCTGGTAAAGTGACCGTTACTGCACCTGAAGTTGTATCAATAAAATATCCTTCAGCGGCAACGGCTGTGAAATCTGTTGTTTTTACGGATTGCCATTCAACATTGTGAATTTGGCCTATGTTTGATGCTGTGACAGAACCGCCTAATGAAGTGGCAGAACCATCAATGGTTATGGAAGAGTTAGACAACTTCGCATTTTCAATAGTACCGTCAGCAATTTTAGCGTTAGTAATAGTAGCGTCAGCAAACTCTAAGTTTTGAACTGTACCGTCTTCTATTTTACTCGTATCTACCGAGTTATCTGCTAAACCTCTTTTAGGTAATTTTGTAAGTGCCATGTTTGTCTAAATCTCTCCATAACTATTTATTTAAATTAGTTGATACTTAAATGATAAGTTAATCAAAAAATCTTTGTTCTCGTTCTTAGTAATGTAATGATTTAATTCGGAACTAAACAAAATAAATTGTCCTTGTTCCATCGGCACTCTCCAACTCCAATTTTTTCTTCGACCATCATCATAGTCAAATGTAACAGAAGCCGGTTTTTCACCAGAACTTACACAATACAAACACGATATATCTGGCGAACCGTGTAAATCAAATGCGTCAATATGATTGTGCGTATTGATTCTTTCACCAGTTTGTTGAATAATTCCAGCAACACCATTCGGGGCAAGAACTAATGTACGGCCATAATCAAGTCGATAGTGGTCTCGTATATAGTCTTGCACCCATTGAAGGTGTTGGTGATATGGAACTTTACAATAATCGTGTAGATAACTAAAGTCGTTATCACTAACTCGATTGTCTAATGTCCAATTTGACAACACATGGTTTTTAAGCATATTAATGTCAACTTTGGAAACATCATCAACTTTGCCAGTCATAACAAACAATTCATGTAGCTGCTTTTTATTCAGCATAATATCACCTCACTTTTAAATTAATAATTTAGATTATGCCATTGAGTCAGCTAAAACCCAACCGGCAGTATTGTCGGCTTGATAAGCTGATTCGTTCCAACTGTATGCCCAATTATGAGTACCAGCTGTGTTTTGAGATTGTTGCTCAGCAGTTAAAGCTGGAGCTGCACCTAATGGTGAATCCCAAGAAGCAGTTGTTGTGTTTTTAACCCAACTTGCATACGGTTGTTTTGGCCAAAAGATGTTATTATCTTCGTCCCAAATATAACCAATACCTGCATAGTTACCTCTAAACGCTTTAGTCTGGTCAGAATGCTCTGTACCATC